CATCTACCTCGACGGCGCGATCCTCGACGAGTTCGGCGACTTCAAGCCTTCGGTCTACGGCAACGTCATACGCCCGACGCTATCCGACCGCCAGGGCTGGGTCGTGTTCGGCGGTACGCCGAAGGGGCGTAATGAGTTCTGGACGATCCGCGAGCAGGCGCGCACGAACCCGCGCGATTGGTACTTACAGACGCTACGCGCAAGCGATAGCGGGCTGATCGATGCGGGCGAGCTCGAGCAGGCGCGCAAGCAACTGACGCCCGAGCAGTTCGCGCAGGAGTACGAATGCGACTTCACCGCGGCGCTGCCCGGTGCGTACTTCGGCCGGGAGATGGTCGAGGCGGAGCGCGCAGGGCGTATCGGTGCCGTGCCCTGGGACGAGGCCGCAGCGGTCTACACCGCATGGGACATCGGCTATCGGGACGACACCGCGATCTGGTTCTATCAGATCGTGCGCGATGAGATTCACGTCATCGACTACCACGCCTCGAGCGGCCTGCCGATCGAGCACTACGGCAACCTGGTCAACGCGAAACCATACCGCTACGCAACGCACTGGCTGCCACATGATGCGAAGGCGAAGACGCTTGCGGCTGCCGGCAAGTCGATCGTCGAGCAGCTCGCCGCGCAACTGTCGTTTGAGAAGCTGATGATCGTCCCGAACCTCGACGTTCAGGACGGCATTCAGGCGGCGCGCGTTGCCCTCGGGCACTGCTGGTTCGATGATGCGCGCTGCTACGAAGGCTTAGAGGCGTTGCGGCAGTATCAGCGCGAGTATGACGACGACAAAAAGGCGTTCCGCGAGCGCCCGCGGCATGACTGGACTTCGCACCCGGCCGATGCCTTTCGCATGCTTGCCGTCGCCTGGCAGCGCGAGGAGCCGAAGCCGAAGGCGCCGGACAAGCCGCGCTCGCTTGCCGTGGGCGAGGCGAACACGTACACGATGCAGGATGCGTGGCGCGACCACGAGCGCAGCGTGCACCGGCGGGGGCGGATATGACGATGGCGCTCGAGTTCCGCGGCGTATCAGAATCGACCCCCGATGAGGTCTGGCAGACCGAGCGCCCGCCCGGCGGGCACTATGCCGCGGCTGCCGACTTCGCGCTGCAGTACCTCGACGGCCCAGGGCGCTGCCTCGTCGTCGCCTCGCCGATCTTCGAAGTCTACGAGCTCGCCGAGCGCTACCGCGTGACGTATCTCGATTTCCGCCGCCCGCCAGTGAACGGCTTCGATTACGTCGAGGGCGATGCCTGCGCGCTGCCCTTCGAGGATGCGACCTTCGATGCGCTGAGTTCGACCTGCCTGCTATGCCACCTCGGACTTGGGCGATACGGCGACCCGCAGCGCCTGGGGGCAGACCAGATTGCGTTGCGCGAATTCCATCGCGTCCTGCGTCCTGGCGGTTCCGCTGCGATCATGCTCGGGCCAGTGGCCGAGATCGCGGAATCGCAGGCGCTAGGCACTGCGCACCGCGTCTACACGATGCGCCATGCTGCGGCGATGCTAGAGCAAGCGGGTTTCAGCACACGCTATGCCGCGGTCTGGGACACGCGCGGCGAGCGCTGGCGCAGGCCCGGCGAGGCGATCAACGTCGATCCCGCCCTGTTTCCCGATTACCTGAGCGTGTATGTGGAGAAACCGACATGCAATACATGACCGAAGCTGCAGGCTTTACGCGCGTCACATCGACCGGCGTCGCCGTGCTGACAAGCGGCCCCGTTTCCGTGGTCGGCGTTGCGGTTGCTGCGGTGCTGACCGGGCAGATCGTGCAGTTTTTCACGCAGACCGCGGCCTCGGTTACGGGCGTGCCCGTGCTCGGCACCGCGACGATGGCGGCGAACACGTTTTACCGTTTTCCTGCGTCGCTGCCCAAGGGGCTGACGTACTGCGTGACGAACGAGGATGTCGATCTGACGATCTTCTGGAACCCGGCCGGCTCGGCTAGCTGATGGCGACAAAGCAACAACGTGATGCTTCGCCCGATGCCGCCGTGCAGAAATGGCTCGGCGTCATCAAGGCGTATGAAACCGAGTTCGAGGCGTGGGAAAAGCGCGCCGAGAAGGTGCAAAAGCGCTATCGCGATGAGCGCTCAGTGCAGAACCGGGACAATCCGCCTTCGCGCTTCAACATCCTGTGGTCGAACGTCCAGACTCTGATCCCAGCGACCTTTGCGCGACTACCGCAACCGGATGTCAGCCGGCGCTTTTCCGATCGTGACCCGGTGGGGCGGGTGGCTGCGCTGATCCTCGAGCGGGCCTTGGACTACGAAATCCAGCATTACCCGGACTACCGGGCGACGCTACGCGAATGCGTGCTCGATCGCTTCCTCGGCGGCCGTGGCAGCGCCTGGCAGCGCTACGAACCGCACATGCGCGCAGCCGCGGTGCAATCGCCGCAGGACGGCGATCAGGTAACGGAGGACACGGACGACGCCGACGAGGAGCTCGACTACGAATGCGCTCCCGTTGACTATGTGCACTGGAAGGATTTCGGGCATTCGGTCGCGCGCACCTGGGAGGAAGTAACCGCGGTCTGGCGCAAGGTCTACATGACGCGCAAGGCGTGCGTCGATCGCTTCGGCGAGGAGCTGGGCAAGAAAATCCCGCTCGACGCCTCGCCCCAGGACATGAAAAAGTCAGACCGCGCGAACCCCGAGCTGGACGAGGAAAAGCGCGCCTGCATCTACGAAATCTGGGACAAGGGCGGGGCGCAGGCGCTTTGGCTGTCGAAGTCGATGAAGCAAATCCTCGACAAGCTGGACGCGGATGCGCTGCGGGAGAAGAAACTGGACTTCGAGGAGTTCTTCCCCTGCGAGCGCCCGTTGTTCGCGACGCTTACGAACGACACGTTGATCCCGGTGCCGGATTTCTGTCTGTATCAGGATCAAGCCGACGAGCTCGATACGTTGTGCGACCGCATCGATGGCTTGGTGAAGGCGCTGCAGGTCAAAGGCGTGTATGACGCCTCGCTCGGCGTCGAGATCGCGCGGCTATTCACCGACAGCGACAATACCGACCTGCGGCCGATCAAGAACTGGCAATCGTTCGCCGAGAAGAACGGCCTCGCGGGCGCAATCGACCTCGTTGACATCGCGCCGATCGCCGCTGCGCTCGGTAGCGCCTACGAGGCAATGGAGCAGATCAAGAACCAGGTCCACGAGATTACAGGCATCTCGGACATCATCCGCGGGCAGACGCAGGCGAACGAAACCGCCACGGCGCAGCACATCAAGGGTCAGTACGCGGGCCTGCGGTTGCGCGACATGCAGCAGCAGGTGGCGATGTTCGCAACCGGCCTGTTGCGGCTGAAGGCGCAGATCGTCGCAAACTTCGACTCGCAGACCCTTGCGAAGATCGCAAGTGTCGATCAGCTTTCCGAGGCAGATCAGCAGTACGTCGGGCAGGCGCTCGAGATGCTGAAAAGCAACCCGCTACGCAACTTCCGCGTCGAAGTGGCCGCCGACAGTCTGGTGCAGATCGACGAGCAGGAGGAAAAGCAGAACCGGGTCGAGTTCCTGACTGCGGTGGGCACGTTTCTGGAAAAGTCCGCGCAGGTCGCGCAGATCGCCCCCGGCATCGTGCCGTTGCTCGGCGAACTGTTGAAGTTCGGCGTAACCGGTTTCAAGGTCGGCCGGCAGGTCGAGGGCACGATCGACCAGGCGCTCGAGGAGTACAAGCAGCAACTGGCACAGCCGAAGCCCCCGCCCCCGCCCGATCCTGCGGTACAGACAGCGGAAATCAAGGCGCGGGCGGAACAGGCGCGCACGCAGGCCGAAATGGCGATGCTGCCCGCCGAACAGCAGGCTGCGCAGATCAAGGCGCAGGCCGACACGATGAAAGCGCAGGCCGGCATCTTCAAGGCGCGGACCGATCTGCAAAAGGCGCAGGTAGAGGCGATGACGCCGCAGGCGCCACCGACGAGACAGTAATGCGATGCAGGAAGTCAGAACAATCACGGGCGATGCGACGGCAGCAATGTTTGCGCTCGGCGGCCCCCAGATCGGCGGCACGCCAATCGTGGTCGATAACACTGCGGGCGCCGAGCGGCTTTTTATTCTCAACAGCGCGGGGGAGGTGGTAGAAATGGCCGCTGCCGTTCCTTTTGCGCTGCGCGTCGCCGAGGGGCTGGTCAGCGGCACGACGGCCGTCTACAAGTTCGGGCGCGCCCCGAACGGGGTGCAGACGACGAACACCGACATCTGGAGCCGCGCCGATTCGACGCCGACGCAATCGATCTGGGTCGCGCCCACAACCGCGCGGGTGCATGCGATTGCGAGCGACAGCGATTCGGACGGCAAAACGGGTGCGCCGTCGAGCGTCGGGGCGCGCACGCTGCGCATCTGGGGGCTTACGGCCTGGACGACCGCGGAAACGAGCGAGGACGTGACCCTAGACGGCACGACCGGCGTAAACACGGCGAACGCATACGTCATCATTCACCGCATGGAAGTGCTGACCGCAGGCACGACTTCGATCAACGTCGGCATAATCACTGCGACTGCGGCAGGGGATTCGACCGTTACGGCGGTCATTTTGCCGAACGAAGGACAGACGCAAATGGCGATTTACGGCGTGCCTTCGACGCAGAAGTTCTACATGACGAACGTGCGCGGGTCGATCTATGACAATACGGCGCAGACGCGCGTGATTATGAATCTGGTCGTGAACCAAACCCCGGACAGCTCGCCCCTCGATGTGCGCTTTGTGGTGAAGGATCAGGTGAACATCCAAAACAGCGGCTCGTCCTCGTTCGAGCTCGTTTATGACCCGCCGAGGCAGTTCGCAGGGCCGACAATCATCAAACTTCGGGGCACGGCGAGCGCAAGCGACACGGATTTTAGTGGCGCCTTCGGTGGCTACCTAGTCGATAACTGATATGGCGAAAAAACTGCAAGCAACGATTCCGGTCGGCGATCGCACGTTCACCTATTCGCGCGAAGATCATTTCGTGCAAATCAAACGCGACGGCAAGGAAGTTTCGGTCGATGACATTCGCGAAGAAGCCCAGGCGCTGCTCGCCCTTGCCGATGCGCTCGAAAAGCTGAGGACAGTGTGATGACCAAGCGCACCTGGGTCTACATCGGCGATCAAGCCTACGAGAAGGGCACAGAACCGGTCGCGGACGCGCTGCTTGTCATGGGCGACATCGAACCATACCGCTCGACGATCGACGGAACGCTGATTACATCGCGTTCTCAGCACCGCGAACACCTTCGCGCGCACGGCTGCGTTGAGATCGGCAACGACACGGCGCACCTGCTGAAAGACCGGCGCACGTTCGACGTGCAGCCCGAGCAACGCAAGGAATTGATCCGAGCTCAGATCGACGCGATGAGTCATGCGGATTTCAAACGCGCCTTACGGCGTGACATCGAGCGCGTCAAGTGGAATTCACGCGAAGACTGAATAGGAGAAACGGACATGGCACTCGCACTGGACATCATGAAGGGCGGTTTTCCTGCGTTCGCCGCGCGGGCGATCGGCGGCCAGGTGCAAAGCGCGGTATCGGGCGCGGGCACCACGATTTCAAACGCCACCGCGCTGACCGCCTCGATCAACGTGGTCACGACCTGCGCAAGCGGCGCCGGCGTTACGCTGCCCGATTGCGAGATCGGCGATGAGGTCGAAATCCTGAACCTCGTCTCGGGCAATGCTTGCGTGGTCTACCCGCCCACGTCGAGCGACCAGATCAACCAGTTGTCGGCCGGCAGCGGCTTTCAGCTCGCCGCCAATACCGCGGTCAAGGTGCGCCGCTTCACTTCGACGCGCTTTATCGCGTGGCTTTCGGCCTAACGTAGCGTAAACGGGGAACGACCATGAGCGAATCACTTCGCGACCAACTGAGTGCGGCATTCGAACAGGTGGAAAACACCGCCATCGAGGGCGACGGCGAGGGCGTTGTGCACGATACAACGATCCCCGTGCCGGCCGAGCCCGAGCCGCTTGCGAGCGCTTCGAAGATCAGCGAAGCGCCGAAGGGCGATGATCGCCCGCGTGACCCGAAAACCGGCCAGTTCATCGAGAAATCCGAACCCGCAGCGGCGCCTAAAAAAGACGCTTCGCCTTCTCGTTCCTCCTCTGAGGCGAATCGAGCGCCTGCGCCTGCTGCGGCCAGGGCACGGCCACCGCGCCCCTCGAGCTGGAAAAAGGACTATCAGGCGCACTGGGACAAGCTGACCGCGGGCGAGCAGTTATCGCCCGAGGAGGCGACGGCGCTTGCGGAGTACATGAACACGCGCGAAACGGACTTCCAGCACGGCGTTGCGACGTACAAGCGCGAATGGGAAACGGCCAAGCCGTTGATGGAGGCGATGACGCCTTTCATGCCCCTTTTGCAGCAGTCGCAAATCCCGCCGGCGGTCTGGATCACGAACCTCGGGCGTGCGCACCAGGCGCTTGCGATGGGCAGCCCGCATCAAAAGCTGCAG